GAGCTTGGTTGATCAGAGGATATGTGCAATACCTGGGTGATAATGAGTACGCCTATCGCAGCATGGAAGTTTACAGCCCCAAAACAGCGGATCACCCACTTTTCCGCACCTGGGAACGAGCAGGAATTCAAAATGGTAACCCTGAAGTTGTGGAATCACATTCCTCTGCTCAAATCCAGGAAAGAGCCATTGATTTAAGTCAAGGTGGCAGAGCTATCAAGGACCTGAGAGTGGAAAGTGTGGTCAAGATGGCTCGCAAACAACCAGTGCGAGGGTTAGTGTTTGACAGACACATTTATTGGTGGCCAGCTGCAAATGCCACTCATGGTGAAGTGGCAGCACAGTTGGGGTTCACAGATTATGTGGACTACAGACTCATGCTCAGCAAAGAGAACGATGAGTTAAGACTTAGAGGTGATCCTGTGGAGATCCAACAATGGATGCATCATGTCAAAGCGTGTCCCCAGCTGAACAAGCTCACCCAATCAGATCAATTATACTTCCATGCAGGCAGCCATGGGTGGGTCACAGGTGCTGAATTTATTCAGATCGTATCTGATGAACCAGTTTCAGAAGCTTGGAGCAAGAAATACAAAAAGAGCATCAACTGTGCCAACCCCAAAGGATTCAGCCAACGTGCTCACTGTGCAGGCAGGAAAGCCAGATCAGCACACAGAAAAACTAAATCCACAAGTGTGAGTGAGGCTACCACCAGAACCAGCAAACAAGGCGCACCAGGCACTCTCAAAGCCAAGATATCAGGCAAAGTCACATGTGACAAAGTGCAAAAACTCAAACACAGAAGAAATGCCACCCCACATGATGTGAGTCAAGCCAACTGGTTTATAAACATGCATAATTGTGAAGAATCTGTGCGCTTGAGTGAAATTTTCCAGGAGCCTGCGCAACCGGCAGACTGGAAAAAATTCCAGCACGGCAAATACACTTCCTGGGAAACAGAGTTTTATCTACTCAACAAATTGATAAAAGTTGAAGTTCATGGTGATTACAACCAGACTGGCGCACTATTTGTCACACGCAATACAGATTTGGATTTGCCCAAGACTTATCAAGGATATCAAGTCATATTCAGAGTGGCTGGCAGCACAGAAGTCACCGGCGAAATGGGTGCATCCGCTGCCAAGGTATTCGAAGATGTGGTGAGCGTGTTCCGAGGGTTTTTTGACACGCATGACTGGGACTATATTCTGTTCACAGGTCAAGAAGGCAGCAGAGATAGTTTATACGACAGGATAGCTCAACGGTTGGCCCGTCAAGTGGGTGCCAAAGTGGCCACCTACAGAAGTGAGTTTCTCATATACAAACCTGGTGACGGATTAGCCGAACAGGGAGGAGTGGGACTTGTGGTGCCGGGTGTGAACATGCCAGCCGGCATGCATCCAGATGAGATTCGCCGTCAGGCCCGAAAGTTTGGTTTTAAAACAACCAAAGATGGTGTACCTCCTGTGACAAGAACTGACGGAAAATATTGAATCACTAGCAGTGTTCCCTCACAATTGAGGTAATGCTCAGTATCAAACAACAACGGTTACTGGAACTGTCTCAACAGCCCCTGTTACCCCATACTCACGTGCAATATCTGGAACATCTCAAGGCTCAGGGGGTCAACCCCCGGGTTGTTTATGATCTGGGTAGTTGTGTGCTACACTGGTATAATGTGGCACATGAAATTTGGCCTGATGCCCAGTATCATGTGCTGGATGCCATGGACAGTGCAGAGTTCCTGTATCAGGAGCAGCAGTTGCCCTATCACATTGGTGTGCTCAGCAACAGTGATCGCAAAACTGTCACATTCTGGCAAAATGACTATCATCCAGGTGGCAACAGCTATTACAGAGAAAATCCTGAGATCAACTTGGAAGTGGACCAGTATTTCAATGACAGCCACAAGCGTGTTTTGCAGTGTAGCACTCTGGACACTATCATAAGTGTAAACCATTGGCCTGTGCCGGATTTTGTAAAAATGGATGTGCAGGGTGCAGAGCAGGATGTGTTGTTGGGCATGACCAACACACTAGCCCATGTGCAACATTTGATACTGGAACTGCAAAATGTGGAATACAACAAAGGTGCTCCGCTCAGCCAGCATGTGATCTCCTGGTTGGAGCGACGTGGATTTGATTGTGTGGCTCCTTTGTTTAGTAATAATGGTGCTGATGGCGACTATCATTTTACAAGGAAGAGTTCATGAAGATAGCATTTGTAGACACTCTGGGATTGCCCTATGACGGCAACACCATAAACAATCGTGGATTGGGTGGCAGTGAAAGTGCTGTGATCTATTTGAGTGCAGAGCTGATCAAGTTGGGCATGGATGTGACAGTATTTTGTCATTGTAATGCTGATGATGCCAGGCCTGGAGTGTACAACGGAGTCAAATATATACCACTCCCTGAAATAGCCAACCATGCTTGTGATTTTGATGTGGCCATAGCCAGCCGTAGTGTAGAGACCTGGCTACCCCCAGAATTGCGTGCCAATGTGAGCAGCAAAGTAGATTTGAATATTTTTGATCGTTTGCAGGAGCGTGCCCGGTTCAAAGTGCTGTGGATGCATGACACCTTTTGCTATGGCGATCAGGTTGTGGAGCATTTGGTTGTGCATGGTTGTATTCATGAGCTGTTTGTGTTGAGTGATTGGCATCTGAGTTATGTGCTCAACTGTGACCACGGTGCTCGTCGCAACTTTGAAGTGCTCAAGAACAAAACTTTCCTTACTCGCAACGGCGCCAAGAACTGGCTGCCCTGGATTGATCCCAGCCAAAAAGACCCCCATCAGTTTGTATATAACAGCAGTGTCAGCAAGGGTATGGCTCCCTTGCTGGAACAAATTTGGCCACACGTCAAGCAGAACATTCCCGAAGCCAAGCTGAAAATCATTGGTGGCTACTACAGGTTCCGCCCTGAAGATCCGCCTGATGAACAAGAACAAAAGTGGCGCTTGTTGAAGGACACTTTTGATGGCAAGCAGGGTGTTGAGTTCACTGGAATCATTACTCAACAACAGATTGCACAGACTCTGGCTCAGAGCAGCCTCATGCTCTATCCTAGTGCGTTTCCTGAAACTTTTGGTATCAGCGCACTGGAAAGCCTGAATGCTCTCACCCCACTGGTAACCTGCAGATTTGGCGCACTGGAAGAGGTAGCCATTGACCAAGCCTGTTATAAAATGGACTATGCTATTGCACCCAATGGGTTGTTTCCCAACATAAACAGTGAACAGCAGGTCAAAAAGTATGTGGAATTGGTGTGCTGGGCACACAGCAACAAATATCTGCTGCAACAGAAGCAAAACTTCTGTCGTATTGTTCAGCCCCTGATTGGATGGGATACGGTGGCCCTTCAGTGGAAGCAACACTTGTGCAAAGTGTCGGGCAGATATTTGTTGTCACATGAATTTGACAAAGTTTCACATGCAAAACTTCGCTGGCAGCAAGTGTTTGGTCGCAGATACACAAACCTGGAAGATCATAACACTGTTAGTAAACCACAGCAGCCCATTGTTGTGATCACACCCTTTTACAACTGCCAATCATATATTGTAAGATGTATCATGAGTGTGGCCACCCAAAGCTATGGTAACTATGTGCATGTGTTGAGGGATGATGCCAGCACAGATTCCAGTTACCAGGTGGCCCAATCTGTTATTGAGAGCCTGTCTCCTGACATTCAGCATAGGTTTATACTACAAAAAAACACCAGCAATCAGGGCGCAGTGCAGAATCAGTTTGAGATGTTGGAATATGCAAGGGGCAACCACGGCAGTGATGCCATTGTCATGTTACTGGATGGTGATGACTGTCTGGTAAACCGAAACGATTTGTTTAGTTTTTACAACCAGCTGTTTGATCAAAACACTGAATTTACATATGGCAGTTGCTGGAGCCTGGCGGACAATATTCCCCTTGTAGCCCAGGAATATCCACCCCATGTCAAGCAAGACAAGAGCTATCGAAAGCATTTGTTCAACTGGCTCATGCCCTATACCCACCTGAGAGCTTTTCGTATGCAGTTGTTCAACACAATCAAGCCAGATCAATGGCAGGATGAAAATCAAAAATGGTTCAGGGCTGGCGGGGACACCAGTGTATTTTACAGTCTGATTGAAGCTGCTGATCCCTCCAAGGTTCGTGCTGTGCAGGACATTGTCATGAACTACAATGACACAAACCCACTCAATGACTACAAAGTAAACAGCGAAGAGCAAAACCAAACAGCACGCAAGGTGTTGGGAATGACTGTGCAAGCCCCTATTGTTCCCCTCACATCCCCAGCTGCTCAAGAAAAGCCATCCATGAACATCACACCAGCACCAGCACCAATGCCTGCACCCACATTGGTGAGACCCAAGCAGATACTGATTGGAGTTCCCACAGCACGCTACATTGAAGTGGAAACATTCAAGAGCATCTATGATCAGATTGTACCAGCCAACTGTGAAGCTCACTTCCAATACTTTTGGGGTTACAATGTGGAGCAAGTGCGTAACATCATGGTCAAATGGTGTTTGCAAAACAAGTTTGACTATATGCTCAACGTGGACAGTGACATTGTGATGCCGCCTCATGCTCTGAGCAGGCTCATGGAGATACAGGATGAAAAAACTGCCATCACCAGTGGGGTTTATATCCAACGCAAGGAAGGTGTAAAAATCCCTGAAGTGTTTGTTCACAATCCCTCCACAGGTGGACAAATGAACATGCCCATTGAAAATGTTCAAGGATCTGATCTCATTGAGGTTGAGGGAGTGGGCTTTGGTTGCTGCCTGGTGCGAACAGATGTATTCCAAGCAGTGGGCAACCCCTGGTTCGAGTACAGGAGCAGCATTGATTTCAGCAAGGTTGTGAGTGAAGATGTGGATTTTTGTACCAAAGCCAGAGCCAAAGGCTATCGTGTGGTGGTGGACACTGGGCTAAAACTGGGCCATCTCACCAAAACAACTCTTGTTGTGTAATCCTTAAATATTGGCATGGTAATCTATACTGAACGCTATGCCCTGGGTGCAGATCCTCTTGCTTATTATAGCAAAAGCAAGATAAAAAAGACTGTGGATAATGGACTGTCCTGGACTGATGTTGCAGCCCCTTTTCCAGTTCATCGCCAGCTTATCAGTGCTGCCTCAGGATACGTTTCTCCAAACACACATGTGATTGCATTGAGCAATGGTGGTGATGGTGCCATCAGTGTTATTACCCCCACCTCTGGCAGCAATGATCCAGTAAACTGGACCACCTATGCTTTTGAAAATCCCAGCTGGCAGCTCAACAAGGTGGTAAACACCTCGTCCAGCAGCCCATTCCTGGCAGTTGGCTATGAAAAGAATCTCACCACCCGTGCAGAAATGGCAGTTATTGTTTATACAGACACTGGATATGACAGCAGCACTTGGGAACGCAGATGGATCAGCACAGACACTTACAGTGGTTTGTTTGATGTGAGTGCAATGGATTACAACAATTATTTTGCAGTGGGCTACGTGAATAGTTTCGGCAGCCCACTATTACTTTGGAGCAGTGATACTCTCACCTGGAATCCCATTCCGTTGCCCTCTACTATCACGGGTCCTTTATATAGTGTTGTAACTGATGGATTCAATAGTATTATTCGTATTGGTGGCAATGGTTTTGTGGCCACCGCCACCTGGCAAGGGCCAAACACTCGTGATTGGGTTGTGAATAATAGGCTGTTGAGAAACGGCAAACCCAAAGCCATTACAACACTTGTGAACACATTTGGTTTCTTGTCGGGCCCAGTCACAGGCATGGCGCTGAGCGGAGACACCATTTTCTGGAGTCAGAACGAATACGATTACACAAGCATTACTGTGCCTGGTTACAACTTTAAAAGTGCCTATTGGGATGGAACCAAATGGTATTTTGGTTGCACAAGCCGGTTGAACCAATACACAGGTTTCTTTGGCACCTTCACCAACGAGGCCAACCCCACCCTCCAGCTCACTGGATTCAATAATGGAGTTCACGCCTACGCTTGGTTGGGATAGTTTGACATAATCACCAGCCCACAACATACTCACTGTGTTATTATAACCTCAATGGAGATGTAAAATGAGTCTGGGCGTACTAAGTGCTGCTGATAAGGCACGTATTCAAAATTTGATCAACAGCGGCATTGATACCATGCGTGAAATTGCCACACTCAAGGAAGGCCTCAAGGATACTGTTTCAGCAGTGGGTGAGGAAATGGATCTCAAGCCTGCTGTACTCAACAAGGCTATCCGCATGGCCTACAAGGCCAGCGCCAAGAACCAGAATGTTGTGGAAGATGCACAGGAAGAGCTGGACACTCTGGAAGGCCTACTCAAGGCCGCTGGTGTGGCTTGACTTTAAAAATACTGTCGTTGATTGTTGATCTGGCAAGAGAATTTCGCAAGGAATTCTCTTGTCGTCCCTTTGTGGTGTGCTGTGAAACAGTGGGCACCATCACTAGCATGATAGCCAGTGTTATGGTAAGCTTTCAGCTGGCTGGCATGATGGCTGTGTTTTTATTATGGTTGGTGGGCAGTGTCTCCTTGAGTACTGCTGGGGTTTTGCGTAAAAATTTGATGTGGACTTTGTTAAGCATGTTTTACCTGATAATGAATCTGGTGGGCATTGCACTTTTACTCATCTAGGAGATTCGAGTTATGTATGTAGACGCTGTTTGGAACAAAGACAAACACAGTATTGATGTGGTTGAGCGTGTGAATGGTGAGAGGCGGTTTGTAAGCTATCCCAGTCGTCATGTGGTGATGTTTCCCAGCATCAAGGGCAAATACACAAGCATCTATGGTGAACCACTGGACAAGTTTGAAACCAATAGATGGGAGGAGTTCCAAAAAGAGCTGCGAATGATTGCTCCTGAAAAGCGTTATGAGAGCGACATCAATCCCATTTTCCGTTGTTTTTATGACCATTATCGCAACACTGCCAGTCCGCAGTTGCATATTGCCTATTTTGACTTGGAAGTGGACTTTGACAAAAAGAAGGGATTCAGCAGCACTGAAGAGGCTTTCAATCCCATCACTGCTGTGAGTGTGTATTGTAACTGGCTCAGCACCAACTTCACATTGGTGATCAAACCCAAGAGTTACACATATGAACAGGCACAGGACATTTGCGAAAAGTTTGAAAACACTGTGTTGTGTGACACAGAAGAGCAACTGTTGGATGTGTTTTTGAGCATCATTGAAGATGCAGACGTGCTCACAGGTTGGAACAGCTCAGGCTACGATATTCCCTATTTGCACAATCGTATTGTGCAGGTGATGAGTCGCGAGCAAACTCGCCGCTTGTGCTTGTGGAACAAGTTTCCCAAGAAGCGTGAATATGAAATGTATGGCAAGACTCAGTTCACATATGACTTGTTTGGGCGCGTGCATTTGGACTATTTGGACTTGTATCGCAAGCACACCTATCATGAAATGCACAGCTATCGCTTGGACTTTGTGGGCGAGTATGAAGTAGGTGATCACAAGATTGCATATGAAGGCAGCCTTGACAAGCTCTACAACGAAGACTTTGAAAAGTTTATTGCCTACAACCGTCAGGATGTGATGCTGCTGGTAAAAATCGACAACAAGCTCAAGTTCATTGAGCTGAGCAACGATCTGGCACACACCAACGGAGTGTTGCTCAACACCACACTGGGCTCAGTGTTGTTGATTGACAATGCCATCACCAATGAAGCACATGACCTGGGTTACCATATTCCAGCTCGTCCTCCCAGAGAGTTCCGAGACGAAGAGCTTGTGGAAGATGACGATGAGCTGGGGGATGGAACGCCCAAGGGCATCGTGGGCGCTTACGTGGCAGACCCAGTTCAAGGAATGCATGACTGGATTGGAGGAGTGGACATCAACAGTCTGTATCCATCAGCCATTCGCACACTCAACATGAGCAAGGAAACAGTGGTGGGGCAAATCCGCATGGATGCCACCAACCGCCTGATCCAAAAACGCATGAAAGAGGAAAAGCGCAGCTTTGCTGATTCCTGGAATGAGATGTTCAGCATTCTGGAATATGCGCAGATGATGAACCGTGAGCAGGTGATTCTCACTGTAGACTTAAACGATGGCAGCAATGTGAACATGAGCGGGGACGAGTTGTATCAGTGGATCTTTGAAAATCCCAAGCGTAAGATGTGCGTGAGTGCCAACGGCACCATCTTCAGTGTGGACAGAGAAGGAATTGTTCCAGGTTTGTTGGCACGTTGGTATTCCCAGAGGAAACAGATGCAGGCTCAAGCACGTGAATACGTGGACCTGCTCAGCGGTGGCATTGAGCTCAAGGATGGTTTGGAAAAGTATGCAGAGCCCTTGGAATCTGCACTAAACGATCCTAATATTGAAGGCACTTGGGACGGACAGCATGGCCTAGTTGAGCTCATGAAAAAGGGCAATTATGCTGCTGTGGTTGCGTTCATGCGCAAATACAATGTTACACTGGAA